CCAGTGGTAGAAGAAGTACCAGTGGTAGAAGAAGTACCAGTGGTAGAAGAAGTACTAGTGGTAGAAGAAGTACTAGTTGTTGGTTCTTGAGTTGTAGTTGGGTATATACAAGGATAAGATACGACTTGATTTTCCGTTCCGTTAAAACTAGGAAATCCTTCATATGAACAAAGACATGTGCCATCTTGTGGGCACGAAGATGTCTTTCTCCATGATGTAAAGTAGCCTGGTTCTCCGTAGCCCAAATTCCAGGTCCAACTACAAGAAGATGATGTGCATGTACTAAAATCTCCATAAACCTTTAATTCTTCATTTGTTTCCCAATTTAAACTTCCATCTTTTTCTATTGCCGTATAAGAACAATCACCAAAAAGAAAAATCTCACCTTCATAAGATGGATTAATGCCCAAACTTAGTGGATCAATACAATTAGGCATTTTTAACCCTTAAGAATTGGGTTATTGTTTTTAGATTGAAAGAAATTCATTTTGTACAAACCCATTTGTGTATATGTAAGTACACTCGTTGCTATTTAATACAGTATATTCAACAGCAACAATAGTGTCATTTGTGTAAATAATTTCATTCTGCATTAGTTGTTTCCTTTTTATTCCTTTTAAGTTCATGTAGCTCTCTAGTGTTCAACAATATCTGATTAAGTATGCCCATAGTATTTTCTTGGCTTTTAACCACACTTTCTAGTCCATTTTCTAATCTATCTATAAATTTAATGTGTCTATCATGCAAAGGGAGGATAATCTTTTCGCCTAACCAATTTGCTGCTTTATAGGTTGTCCAAACAAAGAATATTAAGAAACTACAAGAAACACCCAATCGTTCAACTAATAGGACAATTTCTTTTTCATCCATTGTTCTAACCCCCAAATAATGTAGTTGTGCCTACATTAAATTACACCTGTGACACCAACTTCTGTGGCATTCTCTACCACCTTTCTTTTTTCTGCATATATACCAGCTAAAACTGAGCGAGCTTGTCCATATTCTAGTAGAACACCAGTCATTTCTTCTATAGACGAGAAAATAACAGGTGTATTATCCATGCTAATTAGGTGTGGAAGTTCTAGGCCCAATGCTGCTGCCTCTTTTGCAAGAGAAAACACGCCCACAAGAAGTGCAACATCAGAGGGAGAAATGCCTAAACGATAGCCACGACCAGAATCCCAACCAACTTTTTCTAAAGCTGCCCATTCATTATCTATATTTTGGAATGACCATGCCTTTGCTTGAGATAGAGCATCTGGAGGTGCAGCAGCTATATAATCCCATGTTTGATCAGATAGTTTAGTTATAAATTTGCCAATTTCTGAGTCAAGTAAAACTGGCATGGTTATATTTCTTGAAACACCATCTGAATTTGTTTTAATTAGATTAATGTTGTATATGTCCTCTGTTGCTATTCCAGAGTTATCTATCCTATTTGTCAGTATGATACTTAAGCTTAACATTTTTGCTCCTATGCTTTTATGATGAAATTAACAACTATCGCTGGTGGAATAATCCCGAATGCAGTTCCACCTCCAGTACTAGAATTAGTAACTGTATGATTATGATTGGAACTTTCAACACCAGTAGTAGTACCATGAATATGACCTTGATGAGCACCTTGCGTATTAGGAGTTCCGTTAGCACTTCTGTTAGCACCATCCCTTAAACCATATGATCCAGATGAACCAACATTTCTTCCCCAACCATGCGTGTGGTCAACAGATACTGTACCACTTGTTCCTGAGTGTGTATGATTTGCAGTTTGTGTTCCTACTGTTGTAGCATGAGTATGAGAAGCCATGTTAGCTTCAGATAAAGTAACTGTTTCTGCTCCTACATTTGAACCCAAAGTTCTAGTAGTTAAAGAAGTTCCTGTTCCTGCACAAATTGGAATTCTACCTCTCATATCAGGCAAAGTAAAAGTATCGTTAGAATTTCCAGAACCATAAGTAGTTCCAATTACTTTAAATAAATCGCCATAAGTCTTTCTGCTAATAGCACTTCCATTGCATAAAAGCCATCCGTTAGGAACTACAGATCCAGCAAAAAATCTTATAACACCAATAGGAGTAAAAGATGATTGCAAGCCTTGAAACGAACTTCCTTTTGGGGAGTTGGTTGGTATCATGCTGTAAGAAAAAGATCCAGCCAATTGCTCACCTATATTTTAATAATGAAATTAACAACTATTGACGGAGGCATAATTCCAAAAGCTGTTCCACTTCCAGTATTTGAGTTTGTTACTGAGTGTGTGTGATTAGCACTTTCTGTTCCTGTTGTAGTAGCATGAGTATGATTTTGCTGAATGCCACCAGTACTAGGTTGACCAGAACTACTAGCTGTTCCTGAGTCCATTAATCCGTAAGAGCCAGATGTACCCGCAGTATGACTAAAGTTGTGTACATGATTTGCACTTTCACCACCACTTGTTCCTGTGTGTGTATGCGTAACACTTTCTGTTCCAACCGTAGTTGCATGTGTGTGAGAAGGCAAGTTAGTTTCGGCCAATGTAGCTGTTTCTGCACCAAAAGTTGCTGCTAATGTCCTTGTGGTTAAACTAGAACCAGAACCAACACCAATAGGTAGTCTTCCTCTCATGTCTGGTAAAGTAAATGTGCTATTAGAATTACCAACGCCATAAGTAGTGCCTATGACTTTAAACAAATCACTAAAAGCTACCCTACTAACAATACTTCCATCACAAATTAACCATCCGATTGGAGCAACAGAACCAGCAAACATTTCTATTATACCAGTCGGTATGATTGGTGTTTTTATAGGCTCAAATGAACTTCCCTTTGGAGAGTTAGTAGGCATCGAATTATAAGAAAAAGATCCAGCCAATTTTTCACCTATATTTTAATAATAAAATTAACGGCTATTGATGGTGGCATAATACCAAATGGTGTTCCACTACCTGTGTTTGAATTAGTAACACTATGTGTATGTGTAGCACTTTGAGTTCCAAATGTGGTTGAATGAGTGTGACCAACAGAATTCCCACCTGTTTGTGGTGTTCCCGAACTACTAGCAGTAAGCGAATCTATAATCCCAACTTGTGAACCAGTAGTTCCTATAGGTTTGTTATAACTATGTGTATGATTTACGCTTTGATCACCGCTTGTTCCTGTGTGAGTATGATTAGCACTTTGTGTTCCAACTGTAGCGGTATGGGTATGTGGTGGAAGATTTGTTTGTGCTAATGTTACTGTCTCTGCACCCAAATTCGCCCCTAAAGTTCTAGTGGTAAGCGATGTGCCTGTTCCAGCACCGATAGGTAATCGCCCTCTCATATCTGGTAATGTAAATGTAGTATTAGAATTACCAGCCCCATATGTAGTTCCTATTACTTTAAATAAGTCGTCATAAGTCCTTCTACTAACAGTACTTCCGTCACATATTAGCCAGCCATTTGGAGCAGTAGAACCAGCAAACATTTGAATGATACCAGATGATATAAAAGTGTCTTGAACTGCTTGAAACGCAGAACCCTTTGGCGAATTACTTGGTATCATGCCATAGTTAAACGCTCCAGCCATTAATAGCTTCCCCCCATTACACAAACTTGCAATGCGGTAGTACTAGCAGTAGTAGTAACACTAACAGAGGCAAAAAGCTTAAATGTAGATGGTAAAACAAGAGGGTTGGCAAAAGTCAAAGTAGTTGTAAATCCAGCTACAGTAGTGGATGGAGTTACAGCAGTCACAAGTATTTCTGTAAACAAATAAGCTGTAGTTCCATCCCATACCCATATGCCTACGATATTGCCAGCAGTCGCAGAAGTAAAAGAGGTGGAGCAAGCATTAACTTGAATTGAATCAATTCTTAATCCATTAGTAGAAGTTGGTACAACCTCTACAATATTTGCTGCTGCAAGACTAGCAGTTGCTGTTGGGCCTCTAGTGGTACAAGCTGTTTGTGCTGCAAGAGTTTTTGCAACAAAGTATGGTGCTTGAGCAAAGATAGGCGTTGATGTGACTGGCATTATAAACCTCCAAAGTTGTTAGCTAAGAAAACATTGCTTGCTGCTGATGGGGCGGTTGACCAAGACAATACGCCAGCACCACTAGTAATTATTACTCCACCATTAGCACCATCTGTAGTTGGCAAAGTCCATATTACATTACTTGCTATATTATCTCCAGCTTTAAATCCTACATAGTTTGTTCCATTAGCTGCTAGTTCATAGAACCTTAATTCGCTTGTATTGCCAGCAGAAGTATTAAAAGGAGTTAGATTTAAAGACCTTGCTAAATATAGTGAGTAGTTACTATCAACATAAAGTAGCTTAGTTTCACCAAAGTTTTGTATTCTGAATAGATCTCCTGACTGAGAAGAAGAGCCTCGTATAACTATACCAACGCCAGCATCGGTTCCTGTTAGAACACGAAGTGCATAGGCGTTAGTTAAAGTTAGATTAGTTCCAGCAATAGGAGCAGAATCAATCTGTATTGTTGCAGCATTTGTAAATGTACTCGCACTTACCGCACTATAAGTTGGGGCAGATATTTTTATTGCTCTTTGAGAACTTAAAAAACCAGCGGAAAATTGAACGGTTCTATTAAGATTTAGAAAAACATCGCTATATTCTGTAGCTGCTGTCAAAGCAGTATGATTAGGAGCAGTAACTGTAACTGAAGAAGGCTGTGTTCCTGTGCCAACAGTAGGACTTATAGCAAGCACTGGAGTAGTTACTGTTGTGCCATTAAAAGTAAAGCTTGAAGATCCAGCAGCAGCATTGCTTCCGTCTTTGTAGACAACCTGATTTGCTGATCCAGCAACTGGGCCAGTTAAACCTTGTAGTCCTTGGTTTCCTTGAGAACCTTGATCTCCTTGATTCCCTTGACCTTGATCACCTTGCGAGCCTTGGTAACCTTGATCTCCCTGCCATCCCTGATCTCCCTGATGACCTTGCCAACCTTGATGCCCTTGATCGCCCTGTTCACCCTGCCAACCTTGATTGCCCTGATGACCTTGGTCGCCCTGTTCTCCTTGGTATCCCTGATAACCTTGCCAGCCATACATACCTTGATCACCTTGTGACCCTTGCCATCCTTGCCAGCCATACATACCTTGATCGCCTTGATTTCCTTGATAACCCTGCCATCCATAGTTGCCTTGATCACCTTGATTTCCTTGTAATCCTTGTTCACCTTGCCATCCATAATTTCCTTGATCACCTTGATTTCCTTGATCACCCTGATTACCATAATTACCTTGATTTCCTTGTTCGCCTTGTGAACCTTGTTCTCCTTGATTTCCTTGGTTTCCTGTTCCAGTTACACCTTGAAAACCTTGTCTTCCTTGAAAACCTTGGTTACCTTGATTTCCAATAATGCCTTGTAACCCCTGATTTCCTTGGAAACCTTGTCTTCCTTGATATCCTTGTTCTCCTTGAAAGCCTTGATTGCCAACAATTCCTTGAAAACCTTGTCTTCCTTGAAAACCTTGAAATCCTTGAGATCCTTGAGATCCTTGAACTCCTTGTTCTCCTTGAAATCCTTGATTACCTTGATTGCCTTGATAACCTTGATAGCCCCTAAAGCCTTGATATCCTTGAGATCCTTGAGATCCTTGATATCCTTGAGATCCTTGAAAGCCTTGAAAGCCTTGATTTCCAGTTCCAGTTAAACCTTGAAAACCTTGTCTACCTTGAGAACCTTGATTGCCTTGATTGCCTGTTAAACCTTGAAAACCCTGTCTGCCTTGAAATCCTTGATTCCCTATTGATCCTTGAAAACCTTGTCTGCCTTGATTTCCAGTACTTCCAGATAAACCTTGATCGCCTTGATTTCCTGTTGCTCCAACAACTCCTTGATTGCCTTGAAATCCTTGTGAACCTACATCTCCTTGATCTCCTTGGTTTCCTTGATTTCCTTGATCTCCTTGACTTCCCTGATAACCTTGATTGCCTTGATTGCCTTGATATCCTTGGTCGCCCTGATTGCCTTGATCTCCATAAAATCCTTGATTACCCTGCGATCCTTGATCTCCTTGTTCTCCTTGGTTACCTTGCGACCCTTGATCACCTTGATCGCCTTGATCGCCTTGATCCCCTTGACTTCCTTGATATCCTTGAAAACCTTGAAAACCAGTTAAACCTATTTCTCCTTGAAAACCTTGATTGCCCTGATCGCCCTGTTGTCCTTGTTCACCTTGAAATCCTTGATCACCTTGATTTCCTTGAAATCCTTGTTCCCCAACAATTCCTTGAAAACCTTGATCACCTTGATTACCCTGCAATCCTTGCAATCCTTGTGGTCCAGCAACACCTAGTCCAACCCAACCAGTATCGTTGTAAACCCATGTCTTACCATCGAATGTATAAGTGTCATTATTATCGGGATTAATAGGAAAATTTATTGGCATATTGCATATATCCTAAGTTTTTATTATGTAGTTTAATGCTATGCTTGGTTGCATGTTATCATGCGAATAACCACCACCAGTATTGTTGGCATTGCTTATATATGGCGTAAATGTATGGGTATGATCAATGCTAGGACTATCTCCAACCGTACAGTATTGTCCATACTCTGAACCACCAGACACTATAAGTCTTCCTTGATAACCACCACCAAGATTAGCAAATCCATAAGCACCTCTTCCTATTTGACCACCTCCAGCAACCCAAACCGCAGAGTGTGAATGCACTTGATTAGCAGACATACCACCAGTGCTACCACCATATACAGCATTAGGATGAGTATGTGCTGGTATTTGAGATGAATTTAAAGTGACTGTTTCTGTACCTATTTTAACAGCCAATCCCCTATTCGTAAGACCAACACCAGTTCCAACACCAATTATTGTTCTGCCTCTTAAGTCTGGTACTCCAAATGTGCTACCATTTCCTGCACTATATGTTGTTCCAATTACAGTAAATAATGCAGCATAAGTAGTTCTAGAATAAGTATTTGTACCATCACATAATAACCATCCAGCAGGAGCAGTAGTACCAGCAAAAGCAATTATTGATCCTGTTGGATTCGAGCTAACTGCTGGCGAGCTAGTCCAAGTAGAGCCATTGCTTGTAAGAACATTCCCACTTGTTCCAGCAGAAGTAAGCCCAGTTCCACCAGAACCAACAGCAAGAGTAGTCGATAGACCACCAGCAGTAATTGAACTTTGATTTATCCAAGATGGAGCAGATGAACCATTTGATTTTAAAACTTGATCACTAGTTCCTGCTGCTAAAATTGCTGTTGAACTTGTTCCAGATTGATATGGAATACCACCTATAGAACCACCAGAAATATTTATTGCTGTTGTAGCTACACCAGTAGTATTTTGATTAAGCGTAGGTATATCGGCAGGAACTAAAGATCTAAAAGATGGAACACCAGTAGAACCATTTGGGGAAGCAAGTACAGTATTTCCAGATTGATTTACAAATGTAACTGTGAAAGTTCCAGCATTTATAACTGGCGATCCAGAAACATTGAATATGGCTGGTGCAGATAATGATACAGAAGTCACAGAACCACTAGATTGAAAACCTTGGTTTCCTTGATTGCCTTGATTGCCTTGAAAACCTTGATTTCCATTATTTCCAGCCGATCCCTGTGATCCAGTACCACCAGATAAACCCTGATTACCTTGGTAGCCTTGATTACCAAGTATTCCTTGAAATCCTTGTCTGCCTTGAAAACCTTGATCACCTTGTAAGCCTTGATTTCCTTGAGATCCTATCGTTCCAACAGTTCCTTGAAATCCTTGATTACCTTGATTTCCTTGAAAACCTTGAGATCCAGTTATACCCTGTCTTCCTTGATTGCCTTGGTTTCCTTGAGGTCCAACAGAACCTTGAATACCTTGATTTCCTTGGTTACCTTGAGATCCAATAGATCCTTGAACTCCTTGACTTCCTTGACTTCCTTGACTTCCTAAAATACCTTGAAATCCTTGTGGTCCTCTTACAAGACTCACATTCTGCCAATATACTGGAGATGAACCAGTATAAATCAAACCATCGCCTATAGATGCTGTGCCACCAGTTGGATTAGGACATGCCTGAGTAGCTGTTCCTTGATTTACATTTGTGACAATCCACATATCACCTAAAGATGCACCAGCAGTTTCATTGTTAAATATGTTTTCCCATGTTTCTGAACCTTGAATGGTTACGCCAGAACCAGATGTTCCTTGATAGCCTTGATAGCCTTGATAGCCTTGATTTCCTTGATCACCTTGCTCTCCTTGGTATCCTTGATTTCCTTGAAAACCTTGGTTTCCTTGAAAACCTTGATCGCCTTGTTCTCCTTGATCACCTTGATTTCCTTGATCTCCTTGAAATCCTTGATA